CATGGGCATCGAAATATGTTTTTTGCCCTGTTTTTAAATTGTCTTCTTCTTTTTCGATAGATGATATTAGTTTGCCGCATTGAGACTTACACAACTTAAAAGAACGGTCATATCCTTTTAGGTAATTTTGTAATTTAGTCCAGTATTCATAGCTTAAAATCTTCTCTAGGGGCACGTGTAATCCATTGAACATACGCTCAAACTTAGGGGGATAGTAAAAACGTTTCTCTCCTTGATCATAATAATGTCCGCCCGTCCAACAACATCTAAAAACTAATCCTTCAGGTGAGATATACCACTTTCCCCAATCGTCCCATACACACCTTATAACTTTTTCAGCCTGATCATACGCACTAGTCTTTTTTGAGTGTACAAATTTTCCTGTTTTAGGAGCAAACACATCTCTAGAGGTTTTAACGGTAGAAAAAGTATGAAAATTGTTTTTCTTAGCTAGTTCTCTAGCCTCTTCAACTTGATGCTTGTTATGTTCAAACACAATATATTTCCAGTGCACCTGGGTGTTAGAGTTATCTATTACTGTACATGCATTTCTAAATACATTTTCAAATTCTGTATTGATTCGATACTTAGAGTGTGTATCAGCTAAACCATCCATATCAAAATTAATAATGTCTTGTTTAGTCAAAATTGACCCTACATCTTTCCAATAATCAACACCATGTATCCCGCCATTAGTATGAATTTTTAATTTGGTATCATGACTTTTAACGTAGGAGATAATTTCTCTAAACTGTTTATTCATTATAGAGTCCCCAAAATTACCATTAAGCATTAGCCACTCTACATTTTTAAGTAATTCTGGGTAAAATAATTTTTTAAAGTTTTCTAGTGTAATAGTATATTTCTTGTCGTTTAAATCGATTGTCAAAGGTTTTTGTCTATGACAAGCGGGACATTTAGCATTGCATCTAAATGTCAGCTCAGTTGTTAGTTGTCTGTATTTCCTCATGCAACGCCTATCATTGATAATATTGTAACTTTTGTTCCTGTCGGAATGCTTGCGTCTTTAAACTGAATCGTATCGTTTGAATGATGCATTACAAATTCAGAATTAGATTGTACTATACCATCTAGGGTGACTGTAAGAACATTATCATCTGACGTTGTATTTTGGCCGACAAAGAATACATTAGATGTTCCGAGTGCTACGTTTACATTCATGAATGGTTTGAAGAAAGTTCCACCACCGCCTAAGGTTGCAACATTATCTTGAACTACATCAATGTTCGCATTCAATTGGGTATTACGAATCTCTACGTTAGCAGACACAGCATTAAGGTTAGCATTAAGCCTAGTAAATGTTATAAAGTCGTTAGAGTGTAGTAAAGTATTGTTTGCAGTAATCCTAGCTTGTAAGGCTGTATCTTCTGCTGTGAAAGCAGTGGCATTCGTAGTTAATCTTGCTTGTAACGCAGTATCTTCATTATTTAAGGCAGTAACATTATTAGTGATAGCTGTGTTAAGGTCTGCTCCATCAAAGGATAGTTTACCAACTGATAAATTAGACAATGTAACAACAGACACCAAAGTATTCGTCATAGGACTCTTTGTGTCGGCTACGACAAAAGATTGTGTTTGCTCATCATAGAAAAAGGCAGCGTTGCCTTGATTTCCACGATTCATAAAAATTCCAATGTCCTGAGAAGGCGACCCTGTTACAGAGTTAGCCAGCATAATAATTCTATCTTCGACAACTAAGTTGATAGAATTAGCAGTGGTGGTATCTCCACTTACGGTTAAATTTCCAGCAACGATTAAATCATCATTAACATTCACTTCTCCTGTAAATGTCGCGCTAGTCAAGTTAGCAGCTCTTCTAGATTCAACTCCGTCTATCTGCGTTTGGATGGCAGAAGTAACACCGTCTAGATGTCCAAGCTCTGTTGAGCTAACAGCAGAGACTTCAATTTTTCCGCCTGATCCAGATTGAAGCGCCCTAGACGCAGTTAGATCTGCTGTGGTAATAGTTGAAACAGCTCCAGCGATGTTTGCAACTCTTCTCGCTTCAACAGCAGTTGTATTAGACTGAGCAGCTGCTACGTTCGCAGCTAGATTAGCTTGGAGTCTAATGGTATTATCTTGAATCGCAGATACGTCTGCAGTCGAGTTTGCACTAGAAGCTAGATGTTTTAATTCAACAGACTGTTCAGCCAAATGCCTACTTACAATCGTGGCATTCGCAATCTTATCTGCGCTAAGCGCGTTTGCTGCTATGACTTGATTTGTAACTCTAGTTAATGCCACTAGATTCTCCTAACTACTTGTCGTCTTGTTCAATTTCAGCAAAAAACTCGGATAAAAAGTCTCTTGAAGTTGCTGATTTTTTATTGAATTCCTCTTCAAATTCTTCTGGTAATGATCTATTAGTGGATTTTTCGACCACCAAAGGTTCTTCATCTGCCTCTTCTCCGAGTTCAGAAAAGAACTCTTCAAGAAAGTCATTTTGCTCTATTTCTTCAGATTCATCATCTGTGAAAAACTCTTTGATAAAATCTTCAACCTGTTCATCAATTGATGGAGGTTTTAATAGTTCGTCAAACTCTTTATCTACACAAGCTCTTCTCGTAATATCTCTAACGTAATCATACATGTCCTCTTCTAAAGGTTCTATATAATCTTCAAAATGCTTTTCAGACACTAGTGAATCAGGTCTTTCTTCAAAGTAAATCCCCACAGTATCTCCTTCTAAGTATTCAGCTAATTTTTGCTCAATGTCTAGAAGTTTTGAAAGTGGGATTGCTCTTGAGACAAGTTTAGCCCTCTCTCCTTCGACTTTTGGAGTATACTCAAAAAATACCATTGATTGAGATATATCATCCACGTTAAACTTCAAATATTTGTAGTCTTTCATTTTTCCCTCTATGTTTTTATTATGTAGTGCAGCGTTGTACTTGGAATTCTATATGTGTGGGTGTGTCCACCAGCTGATACACCATTTAAAACATTAACTGCACCTGCGTCTTTTGCACCAGAACTAACTGATGTTGTCGTAGTAGAAAGCGAAGCACTTCCTGAATTTGTTGTAGCTGTCTGACTCGCGTTAAACTGAGTGCCAGAGCCTGCGGCTAGTCCATTATTTGGTCCCTTACCAATCACAACAACGTCTCTTGTATCTGGTAAATTAAATGTGCTTGAACCATCACCGTTACCAAAAGTGGTTCCAAGAACTGCAAATAGCGCCGCGTAAGTGCTTCTACTAATTGCTGTTCCTTCACAGGACAGCCACCCAGCAGGAATTGAAGCCCCGGTCCAAAGAATTACAGAGCCGGCGGGTATTAATTCGGCCACATCTGACGTTAGAGATCCAGTTATCTGACTAGTCGCAATTGTATTTGCGGCAACTGGGGCGAACTGCTTACCTGTTTGATCTAATACGTTTACCCCTGCTTTTACGCCAGTAGCAGAGGCTAATTTTACCAAAGATACGTTTGATGAGGTATTTTTAGTTCCTAAAGCTAAGGCTGCATTTTTGCTTGATGCAGAAGAAACTTTAAGTTGAGCATTTGCTCCTGAGTTTCCATGATCGTCCTCAAAGGCAAAATTTATTCTATCTCCAGTCACTCCGCTGACTGCGATCATAGTATTTACAACGGAACCGTTAGTAGGAGGAATACCAACATCTATAAAATCTGCTGCAGATTGGTTATTTGATTTATTAAGATATAATCTAGCGTTACTGGCTAAACCAACATCAGCAGACACCGTGGCAACTAACTCACCAATCTCATAGTGAGTAACGTTAGACATCATAGCAACAACGCCATTCTCTACACGGTTACCGATGCCTACACGAGTAAAGTTACCTCCTAGCACAGCCTCTTTTTTAGTAGTAGAGTCAGACACAAATATAGCATTAACATTACTGTTGGCCATATGGAACAGTGTGCCATCTTCAGGCCCAGCTGCATCGCCTGATCTAACAATATTTGTAGTGACAGGAGGAGAAGAGGACCTAAAATTAGTTAACAAGGACCGAAGAGAGTTATTGAACTGGCTTCTAGCAGTGTTAAGTGCCGTACCTGCTGTTGGTTCAATAAAAGTATTTGAATCTACTAGTGCCATTTAAACTCCTTGTGCTGTTATCATC